AGGATGGAATACATGCAGCGAGGGCCATACTACCCAAATGTTACTTTGAGAAGACGAACACAAAGGATGGCTTACAAGCACTCAGAAGGTATAGGAAGGAATTCGATGAGAAGAAGGGTATATACAAGCCCCACCCACTCCACGATTGGTCAAGTCACTACGCAGATGCCTTCAGATACTTTGCCATTGCCTTTAGAGACAGAAGCAAACAACAAAGAATAGGACAACCACAAGCAAACATATCATGGCTGACAGCATAAAACTTGATTACTTTATAGCCTTTGGAGATTCAGACGTTCCGCATTTCTGGGATGTATTTACTCGTAAAGGGTTTAGGCATTGCTGTGTCTTTAAATGGGATGGCTTCAATTGGATATTGGTTGACCCATTAGGACAATGCTTAGATATTAATGTTATGCCATATACAAGCGAAGATGATGTGCCACATTTGTTTGAGTCTACTGGATGGAAAGTAATCAGATACAAGAAAAACATTAAACCAAAGTTTATCTTCAGGGGGATGCTTACATGCGTAACAGTATGCAAGCAAGTCTTGGGAATAAAAGCATGCTGGGTAGTAACACCTTGGCAATTACACAACTATTTAAAAAGGAGAAGTACATGAAAGTATTGCCTAGCTACAATTTAGCATGGCTGGAAAACAAACTGACATTTGGATTTGGTGGTAAATCATCAATGCCAGCTGGCCCACAATCTAAAGCAGATATAGCAGCAGGAGGTTTTAGACCAAAAGGTTATATTGCACCAAGAAAACAGGTGAACGCTGCCAATCCACATAGTGATGCTGCAACACCGCAAGGTCAAAGGTCAGCCGTTACCAGTAAACAAACAGCTGACCGTAACACAATGAGAAGAGCTGATGCTGCTATAAGAAGGCGAAGAACTAAACCTTCTTTGTTGAATGATAATTCATATTCAAGCACATTAGGATAACAATTAAACAAGGAGAAATACATGAAATATTTATTACCTAGCTTTAACAGGGAATGGCTAGAAAACAAACTAACATTTGGCTTTAGAAGTAGGTCATCAGCACCAGCACCAGCACCAAAGCCTGAGAAATCAAAAGTTGAAGTGGATGCTGACAACAGAAGAGACTCTGAGCTTAGAGAAGAAAAAGCTTATGAGAAAAAATCTACAAGTCGTGCAAAACAAAGAAGACGTGGTAGACGCTCTTTAATAAGTAAAGACAATGATGAAAGAGGGCTTTCAGACACACTAGGATAATATTATGCCAACATATAAGAAAAGCTCAGAGCGTACTGATGCTTTAGTTAAGCGATATGAAGTCGCTAAACAACATCGTAGCTCATGGGAATCACACTGGAAAGAGTGTTATGAGTACGCACTACCTCAAAGGGAAGTGTTTAGTCAACATACCGAAGGTGCAAAAAAGAATAACAAAATATACGACTCAACAGCATTGATAGGTACACAGCGTTTTGCATCAAGACTACAGTCTACTTTAGTTCCTCCATTTAAGAAGTGGGCTAAGTTGTCTGCTGGAACTGCAATGCCTAAAGAGTATGAACACAGGATTAACAAAGGTTTAGAGTTGATGACCGATAGACTGTTTAGTTATATAAATCAATCTAACTTAGCTACTGAGGTTCATGAAGCATTTCTGGACTTAGCAGTAGGAACAGGAGCATTACTGCTTGATGAAGGTGAAGGTGATGACTTACTGAAGTTTACAGCAGTGCCATTAAAAGAGTTACTTGTTGAAGATGGCCCTCATGGAACGATTGAGACTGTTTTCAGATTACACAAACATCCAGCACGCAACATTAAACAAGTCTGGAAGAAGGGTAAATGCTCTGAAGCTGTTAACGAGATGATGAAGACTAAGCCAGATGAGCTTGTTCCTATCATTGAAGCCACTGTTTACAATCCTGACAAGAAGGTTTATGAGTATGTCATTATAGAAGAAGGCACTAAGCACGTCATCTTTGAAGACTACTTTGAGGTTTCTCCTTGGATTGTGTTTCGTTGGTCTAAGGTGGCTGGTGAAAGATATGGTCGTGGGCCTATCATGACAGCACTGCCTGACATCAAGACAGCCAATGAGGTTGTTAAGTTTGTACTCAAGAACGCTGAGAAAGAGATTGTCGGTGTTTATACAGCTGTGGATGATGGAGTTCTTAATCCTTGGACAGTAAACATTAAGTCTGGAGCAGTGATACCAGTTGCAGCTGAAGGTTCTTTATCGCCTTTACAGTCTGGTGGTAACTTTAATGTCAGTGAGTTAGTGTTACAAGACTTACGTGAAAACATTAAGAAGGCATTGTTTCATGACCAGCTTGGCCCAATAGAAGGCCCAACAAAGTCAGCTACTGAAGTTTCAATCAGACAACAAGAGCTTATGTCAGACATTGGTTCATCGTTTGGTCGATTACAAATGGAATTCATTAACAAGCTTATAAAAAGAGCTATAGATATTCTTGTACGAAACGGAAAGCTCAAACCAATCAAGGTTGGTAATCAAGAAGTTGAGATTAAAGTTGTGTCACCATTAGCACAGCAACAAGATATGGATGAGGTTAACAAGTTAGCTCAGTTCGTTCAGTTTGCAATGATGGTTGGTGAAGATGCTGTAAGAGTTGGTCTTGACCTTGAAGCGTTCCCAGAGCATATCGCTAAACTGCTTGGTGTTGACCCTGACTTAGTAAGAGACAAACAAGAACGTGAAGCAATGAAGCAGCAAATGCAAGAAGAGGCAGCAATGGCTCAAGCAGCAGAAGCAGCAACTAAGAACCCTGAGTTAGCTCAACAAGCCATGGAGCAAATGGGTGGATAAAGACTTTGACGCAATGATAGCTCGGTTATTTAAAACTCCTGATGGTAAGAAAGTTTTAAGCCATTGGGAGGAGCGTTATATCAAAGCTCCTGTCTGTGTTCCTACTCAGCCAGCTGAACAAGGATATTACAGAGAGGGGCAAAACAGTGTGATTCGCACTATACAAAATGCCATTAAACGTAGAACTAATGGCGATTACTTACCACAAGGAGACAATGATGAGTGAAGAGACAATACTAAGTGAACAGGAAGTAGCACCTGAAGCTGAAGCTACAACAGAAGCTACAACAGAAGCTACGACAGAAACAACTGAAGCTGTTAGTGAAGGTTGGATGATGTCAGAAGATGTTAAAGGAGAGGGAGATGTTCCTGAATGGTTTAAGTCTAGTAAATACAAAACTGTTGCTGACCAAGCTAAAGCTTATGCTGGACTAGAATCTAAGCTAGGTGCATTTACTGGCACACCTGAAGATGGATATAAAGTAGAGCTGCCTGAAGGCATTGACGCTGAGATAGATGCTGAAGACCCAATGCTTGTTAGTTTTAATGAGTGGGCTACTGAAGCTGGACTATCACAGGAAGCTCATAGCAAGCTAATGGAAATCTATGTCAATGGTTTGATGGAAGCACAGCCAGCAATTGAAGATGAAATTAAGCGTATGGGTAAAGATGCTCCTCAACGTATTAATGACTTCACATCTTGGGCCAAGGCTAACTTCGATGAGTCTGAGTATCAAACATTAGAAGGTTTAGCCACTACAGCTGAAGGCTTTGGCATTCTTGAAAAGATGCGTGGCATGTTAAGAGAGACCGATGTGTCAGCTCCTGATAATGTTAAATCAGTAGACAACACTACTAAAGAAGCATTAGATGAATTAGTTAAAGACCCAAGATACTATGAGTCACCAGCGTTTAGAAAAGATGTTGAGAAGAAGTTTGCAGACTTCTATGGAACACAACCACAAAACCAGATAAGACAGTGAAGTATGAAATAGATGAGGTAATAGACGCTGTTCATCACGTTCTTAAAGAATGTAATAACACAAACAGTTTTATGCACCATCATGCAACCCTTGTGACTTTAGAGTTAATGAAGTCATGGGGGTTAGCACATATTTCAGTTGCTGGAGTTAAAATAAAAAATACAAATAAATAATACAATTTTAATTTGTATATATGTTAAAATATCCCTAACGGACACTCTTGTCTTAAAGACCCGTATTCTAAAAGATAGCAACTTGTAAACATGCTAGATTCAGCCCAGAATACGGAAACCTGAATTGAAAAAGAACAATTTAATTTAATTTAGGAGAAGACAGAATGTCTATCAATCTTTCTAGTGCAGCTTCAGCGATTTTTGATTCTGAAGTAAAGCACGCTTTCCAGACCGCTGGAAAACTCCGTGGTGCAGTTCGTTTAAGAACTGGTGTAGTTGGTGATACATACAACTTCCGTACTATGGGTAAAGGTTTGGCTAATCAAAAAGCTAGTCAAACAGACGTAACACCAATGGACATCTCACACGCTAAAGTAGCAGCAACCCTAGAAAACTGGGTAGCTGGTGAATATACTGACGTGTTTGATGCTCAAGAAGTAAACTTCGATGAGCGTAGAGAACTTGCAGAGACTATTGCTGGTGCAATGGGTCGTAGAGCTGACCAATTAATCATTGACGCTTTATCAGCTGGTTCAACAATTGCTCATGGTTCTGCTGGACTAACATTAGCAAAACTAACAACAGCTGCAAGAACATTGAATGATAACGGAGTACCATCAAGTGACCGTATTCTTTTGACTTCAGCTGAAGGTATCGAAGACTTACTAGGTGATTCTACAATTACATCAGCAGATTACAACACTGTTAGAGCGTTAGTGTCTGGTGAGATTAACAGCTTCATGGGTTTCAACATTATTATGATGGAAACACGTGCTGAAGGTGGCCTAGCTAAAGCAAGCACTACTCGTGACTGCTTCGCTTTCCACAAATCAGCTATTGGCTGTGCAATCGGTCTTGATATTTCAACGGAAGTTAACTACATTCCTGAGAAGACATCATGGCTTTCTTTAGGCAAATACAAAGCTGGTGCTGTCACTATTGACACTGCTGGTATTGTTAAAGTCGAAATCACTGAATAAGGAGTATATAAATGGCTTTTGATAAAAGTAAATGGTCACGCATGACTACTTCAGCAAACAGTGCTATTCCTACAATGTGGGGATATTCAACAGCTGATGCGACAGCAACAGTGGACTCTTCTGGTTACTTCAATGATGTAGCTGGACAAGTTCAAGTTGGCGATATGATTATGGCGAACACTTCAACAGGTGGTACATTGGCAGCTGGGTTTTACCTAGTATCTGCTAATAGTGGCACTGTCGTTGACGTTAATGACGCTTTAGTTGTAACAGCAACTGACTCTGACTAAATAGGTTAAGCCCCTTCGGGGGCTTTTCTTACTTTATGAGTAAAGAAGAAGAGAGACATCCACCTCAACCTCCTAAATCACCTTTTAGTTTATGTCTTCAGTAAAAAATTACACATCCATTGACCTAGCATCCAATGCGTTGCTACTGATTGGTGAAGAAACAATATCATCATTTACAGATGATTCTACAGCAGCTCTAGTAGCTGCAAATTTATATGAGCCTACTTATGAATCCTTACTAACACTTCATCCTTGGAGATTTGCTTCAAGTAAAGCTACATTGTCCAGACTAACAGCTACACCTGTTAACGAATGGGCATACGCATATCAATTACCAGCTGACTTTTTAGTCGCTCAACACATTGATGATGCAAACGAGAAATACCAAATTTATGGTAGTAAGTTATATTCAGACAATACATCAGTTGTGCTTGATTACACGTACAAGCCTGATGAGTCATTACTACCAGCATACTTTGCTGAGTTGCTTGAATACAGATTAGCTTCTGTGTTTGCTATTCCAATCACAGAGAGTGCAACAAAAGGGGAGTATTATGCGTCTTTGGCAGAAAAGCAACTTGCTAAATGTAAGACCATAGATTCGCAAATGTCTCCTTCTTCAGCACCAGCTGGCAACTCACCACTCATAAACGCTAGAGGGTAAATGGCAAGAGTCAACATCTCTCAAACACAGTTTACATCAGGAGAGCTAGACCCTAGGTTAGCAGCACGTCATGACTATGATGGCTATTACAAAGGTGCTGAGACTTTAGAGAACGTCATTTGTTTGGGCCAAGGTGGAGTTAAAAGAAGAGGAGGGATGAAATACATTGATACCCTCACCGACACTGCTGTTCGATTTGTTAAATTTGAGTTTAATATCACACAGACATACCTATTGGTCTTTGCTAATGCAAAAATGTATGTTTACAAAGATGGTGTTAAACAAACTGGCTTAAATGGTACAGGTAATGACTACATAACAACACCATACAACGCAACACAGATTAGTGAAATTGGTGTTACTCAGTCAGCAGACACTTTAATTGTTTGTCATCATTCACATGCTCCTAGAAAAATTGTAAGAGGTGGTTCACATTCTACTTGGACAATGTCAACCATTACATTTCCATACTATCCTACATTTGACTTTAACGCAGACTACGATAGTGCTACCTTTGCTATAGGCAGCAATTGGAACTCAGTAGGCTCAGACGTTACTGTAACGTGTAACACAGCTTCAAAGATAACCTCAGACCATGTAGGTGGCATATTTGAAGGTAATGATGGTGTAATAAGAATTGAATCAGTCAATACTGGCTCACGAACACTTACTGGTGAACTATTAAAAGAGTTTACAAATAACAATACATTAGATGGAACAGACGTTAGTTTAGAAGAGCCTGTATGGTCAGCAACCCATGGTTATCCACAAACAGTAACTTTCCATGAATCAAGGTTATGGATGGGTAACTCTACAGCTAGACCTCAAACATTATGGGGTAGCGTTATTGGTGATTTCTTTAACTTTGATAGAGGTATAGGTGGTGATGATGAGTCAGTAGACATCACGCTTGATACTGACAGCGTTAATGCGATACATCATATTATTTCAGGTAGGCACTTACAAGTCTTTACATCAGGTGGTGAATTCTACATTCCAGAGTCACCAATCAAACCATCAGCAGTTCGCATATCAAGACAAACTAGATTTGGAGTTTTACAAAAGGTCAAGCCAATTAACGTAGATGGTGCGACCATGTTTATACAAAGGAACGGTAAGCAAGTGCGTGAGTTTATATTCACATACACTGAAGCGTCTTATGTCTCCTCTGAGGTGAACTTGCTTGCCCCTCACATAACCAATGCCCCAGTAGCTATGGCTAGTCAAACAGGAGATGTAGATAACGAAGGAAACTATCTATACGTTGTTAATGGTGATGGCTCTATGGGAGTCTTTATTACTAACCGAGCTGAGAAAGTTATGGCTTGGACAAAGTACACAACGTCTGGAGATATTCTAGATGTTGCAGTTGTAGAAGATATTGTTTACCTGTACGTTAAAAGAACGATTAATAGTTCAACTGTTTATCACGTTGAGGCATTAGACAATAGCTATTACACAGATGCTTCTATTCAAGTAACACAATCATCATCAACAGCAGTTTCAGGCTTATCACATCTTAATGGTCAAGCTTGTCGTGTGCGAGCTGACTCATCAGTTATGGATAACGCTACACCTTCTGGCGGTTCAATTACCCTCAGTAGAGCAGCAACTAACATTGAAGTAGGTCTTAACTTTGACGTAACGATTAAAACAATGCCTTCTTCAATTGCTTTGCAAAGTGGGCCAATCAATGTTAAGAAAAGAAGAATTAATAGAGTGTCAGCTCAGCTTCATGAGTCTAGTGGTTTAAAGATTAATGGCAAAGCTGTACCTAATAAAAGTTTTGGTTCTAGTGTGTTAGGACAAGCACCAGAATCATTTACAGGAATTAAAACGCTCCCAATATTAGGATATTCAAAGACAGCACAGGTCACAGTGACACAGACCGACCCATTGCCTTTGACTTTATTGGGTTTAACAATTGAACTACAGGTAACAGGATAATGCAATTAATCGGAGTAATGGCTCAAGTAGCAGCCTCACAACAAGCAGCAAAAGCGCATGAGCAATCTGGAGAAGCGCAAGCTCAAGCATATAGAGACCAAGCTGAACAAGCAGAAAGCAAAGCTAAAGATGAAGAGTTAATTAGATTAAAAAACTTACGTCAAGCGTTAGCATCACAAAGAGCATATTGGGCTGCTGCTGGTATTGATTCAGCTACGGGTTCTCCAACAACAATACGTGCAACGTCAAAAGAAAACTTTGAGTTAGACCAAGGAGCTGCTCTCATTAATACAAGACAGCAAGTTCGTTCATTAAATAATTCAGCAGACGCAGCAATAAGAACAGGACAAATTAAAGCAAGAGGGAGTCTACTTAGTGGGGTTGCTTCTGCTGCTAACACTTATAACAGCTACAACTAACAGCATGGCATTTGAACAATACAAATTTACTCAGACTAGGCAAGTACAGCCAGCCGATATGAGTGAAGCTCGTGTTTGGGAGACCCTAGCCAATACTATGGATAGGTTCGCAGCTCAAATGGGGTCTATTAATAATGCAAACGCAGCTAGGGCTAAAGGTGTTAGAAATGCTCAAGACTCATTAGATGGCATGCAAGCTGGAACAATTGCTGGCAGTGAAGGCCCTTTAGAATTTATGGATGCTGGTATTCCGTTTAATGACGCATACAATAGAGGCATACTTGCTTCTTATGAAGCTGGCATAACTAATCAAATTGAAAATACGTTATCTACTGCTTTACAAAATTATCCGTTAGACCCTGATGGTTTTGCTACTGAGGCTTTAGCTTTAGATAAAGTTTTAACTGAAGGTAAGTCTGATTATGAAACAGCTTTAATAAGAAATACATTAGAGCGAATTTCTAAGAAAGCACAAATTAAAATTAATGGCAATGTTCAAGTTAAAGTTAAGGAAGGTCAAGTAGCTGAAATTGCTACAGCTAACAGTAACAATATTACAGAAATGGAAGACATGGCATATCTCGGTGAGCCTACCGATGAAGTCATGGCAAATTACAAAATAAGAAATCTAAATGCAGTCGATGCTGGATTAATTAGTGCTGCTTCTTTTGCAGAACAACAATCTTTATTAGAAGATAAGTTACAACTTAGAATAACAGAAGGTGCATTTGACAGGTTGTTAGAAACTGATGGTATTGCAGCAGCAAACTCAGCATTACAAGAATATAAAGATGACCCAACAAGTATAGACGCACCATTAGCTCAAAATCAAAAACTTATAAATGAGTTAGACCGTAAAGTAACTAATAGCCAAGCAACAGCTAAAATTGCAGTAGAGTCAGCAATAAAAGAATTAGAAGCTGGCAACTCTGACCTTGATATTACAGCATTACTAGGAACAGTCAAAGGTACATCATTAGAAGCACCACTTGTTAATGCACAAGCTATTTCAGTAGACTCAGATGCGTTTAAAGGTTACAACTTTATTCAAATGGATATGGCTGAGCAAAAAGCTTTAAAGCTTCCAGAGGGTACTGTTAAAGAAGCATTGCTTAATAATTATGCTGAAATACGCAAGCACACTAAAGAGATGTTAGATAAAGACCCATACGCTTTAGCATTAGAAACTGGTGTTGTAAGTGGTAGCCCGTTTAATTTATCTGACCCTAAAACTTTACAAGCTAGAGTAGCAGAGGCAGAAGCAGCTTCTCAATTTTATGGCGTTAAAGTTCCTCCAATGTCTCAAGCTGAAGCAGATGGCTTACGCTTTATTATTAATGAAGGTAATGTAGAAGATAACATGGCAGTCTTTCAACAGTTAGGAGAAGGATTTGGTGCTAAAACAGATGAAGTCTATAAGTTAATGTTTAAAGAGGGTGGAGGAGCATTCGCTGCTGCTAGTGGCATGATGCTTCAAGGTGACAAAAACACAACACAATTAATACTAAAAGGTCAAGATTTACTTAAAAATAACATTTATCCTGACATAGCTAAAGTATCAGATAAAGACCAGCCAACAATAAATGAAGTTATTGATACTGCTTTTGCTGGTGCGTATGTAGAAACACCAAATCATGTTGACATTTTAAGAAGTGGTATTAAATCTGTTTATGCTCAATTGATGGTTGAAAGTGGAAACTATTCTAGTGCTGAAGGTCATGACCCTAAACTTTTACAACAAGCAATAGATAAAGTTACTGGAGGTCATGTTCAATTAGAATGGCAAGAATCATCAGGGCTTGTTGCTGGGCTATTAGACCAAGACTATGTTATTGAAGTACCAAGAGCTGGCATGAATGCTGGTGATGTTGAAAATTGGATGAAGTCTATTACAGCAGAAGACATTGACTCTATGGGTGGTGTTTCTGAAATGGAATCAGCTGAAGTTGCAAAAATTATTAACAGTGGCAGAGCTAAATTACATTCTGTTGGTCATGGTGAATACACACTTAAAAACATGACAGGAAATTGGTTTACAACAACAAGTGAAGATGGAGAGATTAAGCCATTTGTATTAACTTATGTTCCTCCTCCACCAGAGCAAGCTAAATTAACAACTGATTTACGTTCTGATATACAACCAGCAAAATCAATTGGAGAGCAAATATCAAACAGTCTTACGTTAGGCACTGAAGTTATAGAAGATGACCCAATAGATGACATGGAAGCTGACATTATTGGTGATGAAGGTTTTTTAAATTTAAGAGACCAAGCTGGTGAACTTGAAGAGCAGTTTCAAGGTGGAGCAACAGACACAACATCTTTTATTAAAGCATTTGAGGGCTTAGAATTAACAGCTTATTACGCTACACCAGCAGAGAAAGAGAAAGGTACAGTTTCAATAGGATATGGTTCAACAAGAAGAGCTAAAGAAGGTGAAACAATTACAGAAGAACAAGCTGAACAATACCTTAAATTAGATATAGCAGTAGCAGAAAAAGCAATTAGTAAGTTAGTGAAGGTTGACTTAACTCCAAAACAGCATACAGCTTTAACATCACTGGTATTTAACATTGGTGCTGGTAACTTTAAAAGGTCTAAAGCTTTAAAAGAATTAAACAAAGGAAACATTGAAGGTTTCTTGTTTGAGGCATTTGACTCTAAGCAAGGCTTCGTTAAGCAAGGTAACAAAATATTAAAAGGTCTTGTTAAAAGAAGAGCTAAAGAAAGAAAGTTATTTGAGAGTGGAACAGCCTAATGATTAATTTTGACCAAGTAGGGCTTAAAAACAACTCAGACAAAGTTTTAGCTTCAGCAGCTAGAGCTGAGACAGACAACATAGCTAACATGGGCGAAGTGTTGTCAGCCAAACTTAAATTTATATTGAATGAAGAATTAGGTATATCAAAATTTGTTAGTGAAACTGCTGGAAGAAGAGACCAGTTTAAAAAATTATATGATGTTACTGGTGATGAAAAATGGAATGTTAGTTGGATGAGTGAAAACTATTCAAATGTAACATATGACAGTGAACTAGATTTAACGCCAATTAAAACTAGAAAAAACCAAGATACTTATGAAGCAGCAGTAGACGATATAAAAGCATTACAAAAAGAATATCCTGAAGCTGGCATATTAACACCTGATGAGTTAGCATTTTCTATTGCAGAAAGAGCAAGATTAAACAGAGAAGAAGTATCTCGATTAGTAGCAAGGTCATCAAGTAATGTTGATTTAGTTTCTAATATTGTCAGTATGGGTGCTTATTTTCTTGACCCCGTAGTTTTAGCTACGCTTCCTATTACTGGAGGAGCAAGTGTTGGTCGTGGAGTTGTAGGTAATGCTTGGAGAAGTTTTAAGATTGAAGCTGCTGTAGCTGGTGCTGCTGAAGTTGCAATTACTCCTCAAGTAGCTGATTGGAAAAAAGAAATTAACAGCCCATTCACATTACAAGACGCAGCATTTAGAATTATTGGAGCATCAGCTGGAGCTGGAGTTATTCGTGGCACTGGTAGTGTTGTTTTAGACTCAACACAATTATTCAGAGCATCAAGATTATTAAAGAAACAAGGCAAAGCAGAAGACGCTGCTGTAGTAGAGAATTATGCCAAAGTAGTAGATGGTGTAGAGCCTGAAGCACATAACGCTCACATTCAAGCATATCAAGCTGCTAGACAAGCATTAGAGGAAGGTCGTGTATTAGACAATGCTGAGATTGAACGTATCTACGCAGCTCATGATGTAGCTGTTCCAGAAGTAGTTAGAACATATCATGGCTCTGGAGCTAAATTTGAAAAGTTTGAAAACGAATTTATGAGTAGTGGTTCTGGAGGACAGGCTTTTGGATATGGACATTATGTAGCTCAATTTAAAAAAGAAGCAGAATTTTATGTTCCATCAAAAAGTAAAAATAGAAATGATGTACTTAGAGGAAAAGATATAGAACGCACTGATTTAGATACATCAGGTGATTATTTGTATGAAATAGATATACCTGAATCTTCAATTGAAAAAATGATTGATTTAGATATTGGAATTGCTGGACAAAAACCTTTTGTTAAAGACGTATTAGAAGATGTAAGACAAGAGATGGAATTAGAGCAATGGATTGGTAATGGACAAGACATTTATAAAAAAATTAGCCAAAACATTCAAAAAATTCGTGATGGTGTAAACAATAAAAATGCAGACAGATTAACGTCTGAATATTTATTAAGTAAAGGTATAAAAGGTAATAAACACATAGATGGCCCTAGTAAAAAATTAGAAGATGGAGGGTCTCGTAATTTTGTTTTATTTGACCCTGAAGATGCCATTATAGTTACAAGAAATGATGAGATTTTAAAACAAACACAGCCACGCAATGTTGAGCTTCGTTTAGATAAAGCAGAGCAAGATGACTTAGCTAAATCACAAATACAAGATGTCCAAGAAATGATAGATGCTGACGATGGTCTGTTTATGGAAGTGCCTACATTTAAAACAGATGATGTAACTGGAGAGCTAGAAGTATCTACTAGGCCAGCTAAAGAAGTCTTTGAAGAAATAGACAATCAAGACAAAGCAATGGATGACATATTTTCTTGTGTTATGGGAGCAGCTGCGTAATGGATAAGTGTATATCACAAGCATTAGACGCTGGAAAGATTTCTAAAGAAGTGGCTCAAGAGTTAGAAAAAAATATTGATATGTTTGTTGAACACATGAATACAGGTGTTGGTGTTAACTCAAGAGCTGCAAGAAAGCACGCTATTAAAAAGACATTAGAGCAAAAGAAAATACAGCTGGCTAAAGATAAAGCAAGAGCAGCAAGCAATGCTTTAAAAAGAGCTGACAATTTGAGACAAGTTAATGCTCACGAAGATAGTAAAGCAATGGGCCTTATTACAATGTTAGTTAAAGACCTAAAAGGTAGAGTGGCTTCTGACAATGTTTACTACAAAGCTAGAGGTTTAGTTGGTGGCTTCCATTCTCAAATTGCTGATGTAATGAATGACCTTAGAACTAAAAAAGCTGGTCTTACACAAGATACAGAATTAGCTAGAAATACAGTTTTAGAAATTCAAGGCAAAAGCACTGGCGATGCTGTAGCTAAAAAACATGCACAATCAGTTACTAAGATGTTTGACTCAGTAAGAGAAATGTCAAATGCAGCTGGTTCAGATATTAAAAGATTAGACAATTGGTTTCCACACAAATGGAATGCTGAAAGAACAGCAGCTATTTCAAAAGAAGATTGGGTTGAAGAGATGTTTCCTTTAATGGATAGAGCTAAGATGAAAAATGACTTAGAGCTTCCACTAAATGATACTGAGCTACGTGATTTGTTAGCAGCTTCTTATGACACTATTACTACTAATGGCATGAATAAGATAGAAGCTGGAACTATGGGTAAAAGGTCATTTGCTAATAGACATCAAGAACATCGAGTTTTGTTATTTAAAGACCCAGATATGTGGATGAAGGTCAATGATAAGTATGGTGAAAATAACTTTTATACGACTATAACAGACCACATAGAAAGCATGTCTTTAGAAATTGCTTTACTTGAAAAGATGGGTACTAATCCTGAAGTTGAATTTAGATACTTTATGGACTTAGCAAGAGCAGAAGAAAAGATACGTAACAGAGGTAAAGTAAAATTTAAAGATGGTTTAGACACAGGTTTTGCAGAAGCTATTTGGAGCGTTACAACTGGAAAAGTAAATCAAGCTGGTCAGCCATGGTTAGGACTTAAATTACAACAAGCTAGGGCAATTCAAGTAGCAACTGATTTAGGAAGTGCTATGTTGTCTTCTATTGCTGACTTACCTTCTGTAGCTATAACTGCTAAATTTAATGGCTTGCCAGTATCTAGGGTTATGAAAAAAGCTGTCAAGGTTATGGCTTCAAATAAACAAAAAGTTCAAGCTATTAGAATGGGCTTAGTTGCTGATGCTTTTACTTCAAGAGCTGGTGGTGCAAATCGTTTTGCAGATATTAATGGTGAAGATTGGACAACTACAGCTGCTGATTTTACATTACGAGCTTCAGGGTTAGCACCTTGGACAGATTCATTAAGAACAGCATACGGAATGGTTGCATTTGAAATGATTGCTGATATGTCTTCTAAATCTTATGCTCAACTTCCAAAAAGTTTTAAAGCTGGTTTAAAGCGTTACGATATTAGTCCTGAAGATTGGAATGTTATACGTGACACAGGTATGGCAAAGTTTGAAGGTGAAGATTATTTTGCTCTAACTAATATGACAGATAGAACTGATATTAGTGCTGATGTTGCAAACAAATTAAACGCTAAAGTTCAAAGAATGATTAACACTGAAACAGATTACGCTGTGTTAATGCCTGATGACAGAATGAGAGCAATTGTGACAGGTGGTCGTGCTAAAGGTACAGCTGGTGGTGAAATATTTAGGAATGTTTTTATGTACAAAACTTTTCCCATGTTAGTTATTGCTAATCACCTTTATAGAGGTTTTACACAAGAAGGTTTGAAATCAAGAGTTTCATATTTAGCACAATTAACTGTTGGCTCAATTATCTTTGGTGCAATGGCACTACAACTTAAAGATTTAAGTAGAGGTCGTGAGTTAAGAGATATGTCTACTAAAGAATTTTGGGGGGCAGCATATATGCAAGGTGGTGGTGCTGGAATTTATGGTGACTTTTTGTTTGAAGACCAAAACAGATATGGTGGTGGTTTATGGCAAACATTAGCGAGTCCTATGATTGGAACTATTGAGGACTTACTTAAATTAACAGTGGGTCAGGTACAAGAAATGTCACAAGGAAAAGACACAAACGTAGGCAGAGATATAAGTGAATTTGTCTCAAGACACACACCAGTAGCTTCATCTCTTTGGTACACCAGAGCTTTACTTGAGCATGGTTTGTTTGAAACTTTACAAAAAATGATAGACCCTAAAGCACAAAAAAGCTGGAAAAGAAAGATGAAATCTAGGAAGAAAAACTATGACCAAGGGTATTGGTGGAAGATGGGAGAACTTACTCCTGAATTTATGCAATGAGAAATATAGGAATATAGTATGGCAACAATAAGTGTAGGTGATTTAACACCTCGTAACCAATATACAGCGACAAATGGGCAGACTGTATTCGCCTACTCGTTCCCCATTTTTGCTGATGCAGATATTAAAGTTTATATAGGGTCAACTTTAAAAACCCTTACAACACATTACACCGTATCTGGAGCTGGAACAGATAATGGTGGAAATGTAACTCTAGGTACTGGAGCTACTACTGGAGACATCGTCACAATCTATCGTGATATGCCAGTAGCAAGAACATCAGACTACCAGACCAACGGTGACTTACTTGCTGAGACTCTTAACGATGACCTCGATAAGCTGGCAATGATGATTCAGCAAATTGAGTATGACCTTAACTCAAGGACTCTAAGATTTGGACAGTTCACAACAGGCATACCATTATCTGAGTTTACTGAAAATGCTTCAGACAGAGCTAACAAAGTATTATCGTTCTCGTCTACTGGAGACCCAACAATTACACAGGAACTTGGAGAGTGGACAGGAAACTGGGCAGCTTCGACAACTTATGCTATTAGAGACTTAATTAAAGATACATCAAACAGTAACGTCTATATATGTACAACAGCTCATACGTCTTCAGGTTCACAACCAATCAGTTCAAACACTGATGTAGCAAAATGGGCTTTATTAATAGACTCGGCAGCAGCAGCAACGTCAGCTACAGCAGCAGCCACATCGGCTACAGCAGCTGCAACTTCTGCAACAGCAGCAGCCAGTTCAGCTTCAGCAGCAGCTACTTCTAAAACTGGAGCAGATACAGCTAAGACAGCAGCAGAAACTGCAAAGACAGCAGCTGAGACAGCAGAGACTAACGCAGAGACAGCTGAAACAAATGCTGAAACAGCTGAAACTAACGCAGAGACAGCAGAGACCAACGCAGCGTCTAGTGCAACAGCAGCAGCAACAAGTGCTACCTCTGCTTCAACGAGTGCATCAACTGCTACGACAAAAGCAACAGCAGCAGCTTCTAGTGCGACAGCAGCAGCTTCATCAGCTTCTACTGCTTCGGGTCACGCAACAACTGCTACGACACAAGCTACAGCAGCTGCTTCGTCAGCAACAGGTGCAGCAAGCTCGGCTACTACAGCGACAACACAAGCTACTAATTCAGCGTCTAGTGCCACAGCAGCAGCAGCGAGTGCAGCAGCAGCAGCAGCGTCAGCAGATAACTTTGATGATGTTTACCTAGGGGCTAAGTCAAGCGACCCTACAGTGGATAACGATGGTGATGCTTTAACAGCTGGCGATATGTACTTCAACACAGGCAATAACAGAATGAGAGTTTACTCTGGAAGTGCTTGGGCAGATGTAGCTATAGATTCATCAACAGTAGTTACTAAGACATCAGCTACAGGCTCTGGTGCTTTACCAGCTGGAACGACAGGTCAAAGAGATGGTTCACCTTCTGCTGGTTTTATTAGGTTTAACACAACAGATACCAGTGCTGAGATTTACGATGGTTCAGCTTGGTCTCCAGTAGGCGGTGGTAACACTACAGACGAAGGTCTATACGAACACGCACACACCATAGCAGCTAACTATAGCATAACAAGTGGCAACAATGCTTTAACTGCTGGGCCAATTACAATCAATTCAGGGGTATCAGTCACAATACCTACTGGTTCAACTTGGGTGATAGCATAATGAGTAAAGTAAAAATACAAGGCAACGCTTCAGGAACAGGAGTCATAACTCTAACTGCTCCAAATACTTCGACAGATAGGACAGTTACTCTTCCTGATGAGGATATTACATTAGGTGGTGGTGTTGATGGAATCGTAAGCACTGCTGATGGAACTGCTATTACTATTGATAGTGCTGAAAATGTAGGTATTGGAGTTGTTCCTGAAACTTGGCTTCCAGCGAAAACAGCACTTCAACTAGGTGGAAATGCAGCACTATATGCTCATACAGAACAAGCTGCTGGTAAATGGTTAGAAATAGGTCAAAATACATATCAACAAGCAGATTCAGATATAGCATATATTTCAACTGATGAAGCTAGTGCTTATCGTCAGCATAATGGTACTCACACATTTAAAGTAGCACCTTCAGGTTCAGCAGACGCAGCGATTAGTTTTACTACTGGATTTGAAGTCTTAAACGATGGCAAGGCAAGAGCAAAGAATGGATTGTTATTTGGCACAGACACAGCAGCAGCCAATACTTTAGACGATTATGAGGAAGGCGATTGGACTCCAGTTGGAAAATTTGGTGGTTCTGCTGGCCCAACTGGAAGTTTTACTGGCACTTATGTCAAGATTGGTAAGCAAGTTACTGCTGCTTTTAATCTCCCTGTATCAAGTTTAGGAAGTAATACAGGAGCTTTTACATTAACAGGATTACCATTTGCTCCAACTCACGGAAACAGACATAGTACGGGATGGGGTTATCTACATAGAATAGCTGGCTCAACTCACGAAGAAATGTTTTGCTATTTGGCATCAGGTTTAATTGGGTTTCAAGAAAAAGGTGTCAACGGTAATAATAGCTCTGGTTTTACGAACAGTAGTTTTACAGCTAGTACACATATTGCTGGCTCAGTTACATATGAAACAAATTCTTAATTATTCTAAGTGGATTCTTAGAACGGACATTTAACAACAGGAGAAAGCAATGGCTCTCACGAAAGAAACAGTAATAGACAAAATCGAAGTTTTAGAAAGAGGTGAAATACAAGTACGAACAGCTATCAGAATTAAAGAGGATGGCGTTCAACTAAGTCAATCTTATCTTAGAACCATTTTTGTACCTTGTGAAAAAATAGATGGCACTTGGACTGATACAGATATATCTGGTGAAGATTCTGAAGTACAAGCACAGGCAAATGCAAAATGGACACCAGCAGTCAAAACAGCTTTTAAAGCGTTTGAAGATGCAAGAGCAACATAGGAGTAAC